ATCGCCGCGGGCGTTTTGCATTTCGGAGCCCTGATGCGTGATCCCGTCACCGGCCGCTTCCCCAAGGGTAACGGGGCGGGCGGCATTGGCTGGGGCGGTCCGGCGAAGGGCGCAGGGCACCGCTTCACCAAGGATGATCCACTAGCCGGGAGGCCCGAGGGCGTGCGGGACGGTGAAGGCAAGCGGTCCGTCGCGGACCTCATGGCCGCCAAGGGCGCGCGTGAGGAAATCGCGGAGCGATGGCTGGCTATCATCAAAGACCCGTCGCATCCGCACCACGCCGCGATGCTCGCCAAGGGTGCCGATCGTCTCGACGGCTCGCCGGTTCAGGACGTGACAACCAAGGGCGAGCGGATCGGTTACGTCATCACGGCGCCCGCCGAGGCGGAGGACGCCACTTCATGGGCGGAGCAGCACAAGCCCCGCTGATCGCCTGGCGCCCGCAGGCCGGGCCGCAGACTGCGTTTCTCGCCTGCCCCGTTTTCGAGGTCTTCTTCGGCGGCGCGCGCGGCGGCGGCAAAACGGATGCGGTGCTCGGCGAGTGGGCGGTCCACGCTGACCGCTACGGCAAGGACGCTATTGGCCTAATGGTCCGCCGCTCTCGCGTCGAGCTGGTGGAGACGTTCGAGCGAGCCAAGGCAATATATTCGGCGCTCGGCGCGCAGTTCACGACGATGCCGATGCGGGTGGTTATGCCCGGCGGGGCGCGGCTCACCTTCGCCTACCTGGAGCGCGACGCGGACGCGGAGTCCTACCAGGGGCACAGCTACACGCGGGTTTATGTCGAGGAAGCCGGTAACTTCCCGAGCCCCGTGCCGATTATGAAGCTGTTCGCGACGCTGCGCTCCGGTGCGGGCGTCCCGTGCCGTATCCGCCTGACCGGCAACCCCGGCGGGCCGGGGCATCAGTGGGTGAAGGCGCGCTATATCGACCCAGCCCCTCGTGGCTGGAAGGTCATTCGCGACGATGGAACGGGGCTGGAGCGGGTCTATATCCCGTCCCGCGTTGGCGACAACACGCACTTGGGCGACGACTACGTTGCCCGCTTGAAGGCAAGCGGCTCGCCGGAGTTGGTGCGGGCCTGGCTGGAAGGCGATTTCAGCGTTATTGCTGGCTCGTTCTTCCCTGAGTTCAACCCCGGCCTCCATGTGGTGCCAGCGCAAGCGCTGCCGCCGCGTTGGGCTCGCTTTCGGGCGATGGATTGGGGGTCTGCAAAGCCGTTCAGCGTCGGCTGGTATGCGGTCAGTGACGGCGAGATGGCGCGGTTCCCGCGCGGCTCGCTGATCCGCTACCGCGAATGGTATGGCTCGAACGGCCAGCCTAACGTCGGGCTGCGTATGACGGCAGAGCAAGTCGCGAACGGCATCAAAGAACGCGAACGCGCGGACTTGCCAGACGGTCAACGCATGCTCGGCGTTGCTGATCCCGCCATCTTTGCGGAGGACGGCGGCCCGTCCATCGCGGAGCGCATGCATCGCCAGGGCGTGACCTGGCGGCCGGCGGACAACAAGCGGGTGCCCGGGCACGGCGCGATGGGCGGCTGGGACCAGTTGCGGTCCCGCCTGCGCGGCGACGGCGAGAAGCCGGCGCTATTCATATTCGAGATGTGCCGCGACCTGATTCGGACGTTGCCGGCGCTCCAGCATGACGCGGCGCGCGCGGAAGACGTGGACACGGACGGCGAGGACCATGCCGCGGACGAGCTGCGGTATGCGTGCATGAGCCGCCCCTACGTGGTGGCGGGCAGGCCGCAGACGCCGCAGCAGCGCGACCGCTACGACCGCGGCAGCCGAGACGAAGGCGGATCATGGAAAGTGGCATGAGGGAGGGCAGCGTGACCGATCGCGATATGCTGCCGACGCTCTGCCGGTGGTTCGAGGATTCCGAGACGGCCAGCGCCGACGCGCGCCAGAAGGCCGAAAGGGATAGGGATTACTACGACGGCAAGCAGCTCACCGCGGAGGAGCGTTCTGCCCTCTCGCAGCGCAAGCAGCCGGCGATCGTGGAGAACCTTGTCCGCCGCAAGGTGGACTATCTGAGCGGCCTGGAAAAGCAGAGCCGCCAAGACCCGAAAGCCTATCCGCGCACGCCGAACGAGGAAGCCGTCGCCGAGGCCGCGACGGACGCAATCCGCTTCGTGGTGGATGAGCAGCGCTTTCCGCAGATCGCTTCCAAGTGTTGGGAAAACCGCATCGTGGACGGCGCCTGCGGCGTGGACGTGTGCGTCGAGCCCGGCGGGCCGTTCGGCTTCCGAATCCGCGTCAAGCGCGTGCCGTGGGACCGGATGTTCTTCGATCCGCATTCCTCCGAGGAGGACTTCGCCGACGCCAAGTATCTCGGCATGGTCACGTGGATGGACGAGGAGGACGTTCTGGCCCTCTGGCCGGACGCCAAGGACGCCATTGCCGGCAGCTACGCGGGCGTGTCGCATTCTGACACCTACGATGACCGCCCGAAACATGGCGTGTGGGGCGACGGCAAGCGCGTGCGGGTGGCGCAGGTCTATTGGAACGGCCCCGAGGGCTGGCAATACGCGGCTTACACCAAGGGCGGCTTTCTCGATGAGGCGCAGCCCTCGCCCTATCAGGATGAGGACGGCAAGCCTACCTGCCCGCTGATCTTCGGCTCTGGCTACGTGGACCGCGACAACAACCGATACGGCGCCGTGCGCGACCTCATCGACATGCAGGACGAAGTGAATAAGCGCCGGTCCAAGGCGCTGCACCTCCTGAGCGTGCGCCAGGTGATCGCCGAGCAGGGCGCGGTGCAGGACGTGGACGCCGCGCGCCGCGAGATGGCGAAGCCGGACGGCTACCTAGAAGTCGCGCCCGGCACGCGCTTCGACGTGGTGCCGACCGGCGACATGGCCGCGGGGCAGTGGAACCTGCTGGCCGACGCGCGCAACGCCATGGCCGGCATGGGTCCGAACGCCTCGATGCAGGGCAAGCAGGGCGGGCAGGCTTCGGGCCGCGCCATCGCTCTCAGCCAGCAGGGCGGGCTGATCGAGGTCGGGATGCTGCTCGACGCGCATCGCGACTGGAAGCGGCGCGTCTATCAGGCGATTTGGGAGCGTGTTCGCCAGTTCTGGACCTCCGAAATCTGGCTTCGCGTGACCGACGACGAACAGAAATTGCGCTTCGTCGGGCTGAACGTCCCGCAGGTAGTCGGCATGGACCCGATGGGGCAGCCGGTCGTGGAAGTGCAGAACGAGGTGGCGCACACCGCGGTTGACATCGTGGTGGATGAGGCGCCCGACGTGGTTACGTTGCAATCCGAGCAACAGCAGATCCTCGGCGATCTGCTCCGTGCCGCGCCGCAGTTCATGCCGGCGCTCATCGAGCCGTTCTTGCGCACCACCAACCTGCGCAACAAGGACAAGATCATTGAGGGCGTCCAGCAGATGATGCAGGCGCCGCAGCCGCCGAATCCGCAAATGCTGGAAGTTGAGCGGAAGGCGAAGAAGGATCAGGCGGACGTGGCGCTCGACAGCGCGCGTTTGCAGCTCGACGCGCAGAAGATGCAGCAGGATGCGCTGGCGCGCATGGCGCAGCCGGTCGGAATGCCGCTGGCCTGACAAGTTCCGGCGTGGGCAACCGCGCCGCATAGCCGCCGCCGGGCTCAACCGGGCGAACGCCGCTGACGGGCTTCACGGTCAGGCTGCCGCCGGGCTTCACGGGCGATCTGCGGGTGATCATGGATCAGGAGATGGGCAACGCCCCGGCCAGTGAGCCGGCGGCGAGCAGCGGCATGACGCCGCTGAATGATGTCTTTGGCCGGTCAGAACCGGCGGTGCAGGCGCGGGAGCCGGAAGGGCAGCCGGAACCCGCAATCGTGCCGCAGGCGCAGCCGGAAACGGGCGATGAGCCGAAGGTCGAGCAGCCGCGCGATGAGCGCGGGAAGTTCGCCCCGAAGCAGAACGCGGCGCCGCCGGCCGAGAAAGATCCCGAGCAAGGCCGCATCGCGGCGCTCAAGGCCGAGCGCGACAAGCGCCAGGCTCTGGAGCGCGAGTTGCAAGAGCTTCGGGCCAGGATGGCGGCGCCTCCCGCGCAGCCAGTGCAGCAGGCACCGCGGCAGCCGGCGACCCCGCCGGTTCCGCTGGCGGACCTGATGTTCCAAGACCCTGAGAAGTTCGTCGCGGCGCTCCAGCAGCGCCAAGAAGAACAGTTGCTTACCACACGCATCGCAACGTCCGAGGCGATGGCGCGGCAGCAGCCCGACTATGACGCCGCCGAACAGGCCCTGACTGCCTACGCGCAGTCGAGCCCGCAGGCGGAGGAAGAGGTCAGGGCGAAGCTCCGCTCCCATCCCGCGCCTGCGATGTGGGCCTATCAGGCCGGCAAGCATCTTCTGTCGCAACAGCGGTGGCAGCCGATCATGCAGCAGCACAGCGACCCGGAGGCATACATCGCCGCCGAGGTCGAGCGCCGCTTGCAGGAACGGCAGGCCGAGCAGCAGCCCGTCACGCAAGCACCCGCACCACCCCGCCTGCCCACAAGCCTGGCGACGACCCGCGCAGCCGGCCCCCGCACGGGGCCTGGCTGGGCCGGGCCGACGCCCCTCAACAACGTCTTCGGTCGCAACGGCTGAGAGCCCGCGACCCTAGGGGGCAGCAATGACCGACACCACCCAGGCCACTGGCCTGACCGTCCAGCAGTGGGACGACAAGTTCTTCGTCGAGTATCACCAGGACGGCATCTTCAAGCCCTACTTCGGCACGAACGAGTCCGCCATCATCCAGGTCAACGAAGACCTGAGCAAGAAGCGCGGCGACAGCATCACCTTCGCTCTCGTCAACACGCTGACGGGCG